ACTCAGACACAGTTAGAGCATGTCCTTGTGTTGATATACTAGAACCAAACACAGAAGTAAATGCAGTAGCACCATGTGTCCCATCAGACCATGAACTGCTAGTAACGACACGCAATGCGTGGTCATTAAGACTTGCCGTTGTTACTCTAGTCCACCCTGTAGGGGCTGCTGTTTGATAGAACACCATCTTAGTACCAGAAGGAAATCCACCAACTCCACCATCTTGTAAGTCACCTGTGGCAGATAGAGTTGCGACATTACCGGCAGAACTAGGTACTGCTTTATTAGCTTTACTTCCTACTGCTGTAACTATAGCGTCAAAGTCATCATCGACCTCACTTCCTTTTATTAGTTTACTAGGATTACCAGTACTTAAACTGTCTTTTGCACTAAAATCATTAACCCTTGAATAATCCGTCACGTTGCTGAACCCCTTGCTAGTCTACCTAGCTTAATATATATTATAACTCTGGATATACAAAAACCAGAGCCATCGATGTTAACATCTAATCCTAATTGCATTGTGTCACCACTACCACCATGTTGCACCATAGCAAATCTATTTTCAGTATCACCAGACCACTCAGCTAAACCCCATTCACCCGATGACCACTCTGAACCAGAAGAAGCAGTTAGTGTTTTTGTTCTTCGATATACACTATCTTTAAAATCATAACCTATTGTAAAATCTACGTCATACCCAGTACCACCTAGAAAGTAGGCGTTATACTTTTTAACAAATTTAACTCTACTTCTAAGTGATGGGTCAATCTCTCCCATGTCTATCCAAGCAGACCTCCAAGATAGTAGGTATGGTTTATTTATAATAAACTCACCCTGTTCTAAACCATACTCATTGTATCCAGAATATACTCCAATCGCACCTGCTTTAGCTAAATTAAGTTTACCATCTCTAGTAAGTGCCATGCTTTGTACGTTTATTGCAGTCCAAGTTGTAACTCTAGGTGGACTAAATCCATCTTTTATATTAAATGATTTTTTAAAATCAAAACAATAAATTAAGTCTCCTACTTTTAATACGTAAATACCTAACTCAGGGCTATACTCAGATTTAATAGCTGTATCATCTGTAGCAGTTGGTAGATTACTACGAACTTCATTTATTAATTCATCTCTTATAAATACAGACATTTCTTGCAGTGGTACTTTTTCTAACTGTATTGTACGACCTAATGCCCTGAGTCCTTGAAAAGATAAGAATATTACTTCATCACCTATATTCTTAACAGAGTCTCTTGCAATACAACCAGTACCAACAACCTGATCAACTATAGATAACTCACTTGGCACGTTTATATTATTAAATATTAAAGTATTAAATCTTGAGAATATAACTAAGTTATTATTAAATGTTGCTATTGCCGTAATAAAGTCATCGTTTCTTGCAAACACTAAACTAGTGTCTATTGACCCACCACCATTAACTGAGTCAAATTTATGTGAAAATCCTAAAGCAGAGTAATCAATAGTTGTTCTATCTTCTCTTAAAGCAAATACTCTACCATATGCTGATAATACTTCTTTTCCTTTTGGCATATGTATAGTAGTCCACACTGCGGTATTGTCTGATGTACTTGCACCATTAGCAGTTGCCCACGTTGGCTCAGAACCACCAGTTGTTCCTGCTGTCTTACATACTAGATAGTAATCAGTAGTAGGTGACGCTGCTGCTTTAACTGTTGCTCCTAACGCATAAGCTGTTCCTGTTGCATATGCTGCATGTTTACTATGTAGCGTAGCAAAGTCAGTAGCAGACCCATTCCAATATATAGGGTCTTCTCCTTGTGCAAACCCTATTACTTCTCCTTCAAAGTTTTGAAACTTCCAATGTGTTTCTGAAACAGCTAAAGCACCATTTCTTTCTACTAGAGTACCTTCTCCTGTACATATTCTACCTACTAGTACAGTCGTCCACCTAGCAGTATTGTCTGCTGTAACCGCTGCATCAGCAGCGTTCCAACTAGGCTCAGTTCCGGCTGATGTACCTGCAACACTACAAACTAGAAAGTAGGCTGTAGTTGGTACTGCTGTTGCTCTGACTACATCTCCTACTGCATATACTTTAGATGCAGCCCAGTTAGTGCTAGTTCTAGGCTCACCTGTTACTGAAATCATATGAGTAGTTGTAGTGTTTTTAACATATTCAAACAAAGTATCTACACTAGGGTGTCCTAATACTGGGTTTGTTGTTGTTTTCTTAAACGCTTCTCTAGCACACAACCTACCAAAAGCATCAAATATGCAGTTATCTGCAATCTGCGCCCAGTCAGCAGATAAACCACCGGCATATGCCTCTGAACTAATTCCTCGATTAGCAGGTAAATCTATATTTAATGGTACAAGAGGTTGGCTAGGCATTAAACTACCACCCAGTCACCTTCAGCACCGTCATCTGCTGAGTCATAGTGAGATCTATCTCTTGATATAGCAGTTGCTAGATAGTCATTATATTTTTTAGTTACTTCATCAAACAACTGACCACCATCTTCACCACGTTCAGATATACACCTAGCCCATGTTCCGTGCATTATAGCAGTTTCAGCACATGATAAAACAAGAACACTAACATCAGTAGTTAAAGGTTCTTGTGGATTATATGCCCAACATGTAAAGTTATAAACTGTATCTGGTACTGGATATAATTCTATAATCATATCACCTTGATTATCATACCCTCTAGTTCTCCAATAAGAAGGTGACGACTGTTGTTGTGTTCCTAATTTAGTAACTCTATTAAAGTACTTATCAGACATGTTTTTTAATTCTTTATCTGAAGATGTATTAAATACTCCTAGAATTTTAGTTCGTTCATTACTAGCGTCTTCTGTGTCGTATCCTTCTACTTTAGTTACTTGGAATAAATTACCATCTGAGTCAATTACAGACAGTGCTGTTGATGTTATATCAGCGTTACCTAGATTATATAATGATTTTCCAGATGTAGTGCTAAAATTAAGTTCTGTTCTTAGTTGACTCCATGTCCACGCACTTTCTACTTCTTCTTTAACATCATTAAGAAACTCACCTACCATAGCTGCATATGGAACATCTGCTATGTTTTGCGAAGCAGTTAATTGATCTTCTCTTAATCGTAGAAGTATCTTATTTACTATCTGTTTTCTGGTAACATTTGTTGCCATTAGTAAAACCTCTTTATTATTGCTTCCATGACATTAGATTTTGTTGATGGTATAGGTACAGGTATTTCATAACTTTCACAGAACAATATTGAATTAACTAAGTCTATGTTTATATCTAGTATATTACCACCGTTTTTCTTTAATACAGTTAAAGCATGTAGAGCATCTACTACTATAGTAGTACCAAAATAATCTACTTTAGCTGTACCTTCTTTTAATTCTTTTACTGCTTCTTTCTTTTTCTTCTTTACTACCATGACATATTTCTCCTATGGGGATATGTATTATTAAATAAGGGGAGACTTTCTCCCCTATTCTTTTACCAACTTGGTCTTGCTACTAGTATCTTCATAACTCCTGCATTAAGTGCATCTGCTGCAAACTCACCTTTGTCTGCTTGTATATATACAGACACAACATTTGCTGCTGTTACTGCACACAACATAGTTGCTTGGTCAGTTCCATCACTTAAATCTACATTTATACTATGTGCTACTACAACATCACCTAGCGAAACGCCGGGAACTGCTAAAGTTACTGTAGCTGTATCATTGGCTGCTATTGCATCTTGGTCTGCCCAAGTTGCTGTTAGCTTCCACATCTGTCCACCAAACGCACCACCGAATTGCTCTCTGCCTTGTACAGCAGAATTGAGTGTTAACGTATTAGCCATTACTCATACCTCCTATTAAAGTGAGGGGAGTATTACCTCCCCTCTATTGGTTATGCAGGGACTACGAAAGCCAATGCAGCGTCATCACGCATTTCACCAACACCATAAAGAGTATCAGCAGTAAATAAATCACCAAGCCATTCTTGCTTGTATTGTGATTGTGTACGTACAGATAGTTGTTCTACGTGAACAAATGCCGATTTGTGCAGTAACATACCTGCTCGGAATGGAGTATCCGTAGGGCTAGATGAGTTCCAATCAACCGTGTGACCTAGCTCATCTACAAATGAAGCACCAGTAGGAGCAGAAGCAGTAAAAGTAACAGACTGAGTGCTAGTCTGGTTATTAACATGAATCCACGGACATTGAGATGAAACATATACAGG